AATTCAAGCTATCGAGTTATTAGAAGAATATCCAGATGTGATTTATTCTTACGAAAATGCTAAATTTATTACCGTACCTGGCGAAGAACAAGCAGTATTAGAATTCGATTATAATATCCATGATGGTCATGTACCAGATGACGAATATATTTTATTCCGTCAAGTAATTGGTGACATCCTAGTGGATATTATGACTAATGGGATTATGCCAATCGTGGTTTAATATGATAGAACGTAATAAACATAAACATAAAATAAATCGACCTTTTTATGAACACATCAAACGAGTACAAGGAAAAGATTCACTGATGTTTTTAGTTATGGATAGAACACAAATTCAACCAGAAATAAAAATGGTTTATCGACTACATATCAGTGAATTACCAGAACATTATAAATTCTATTCATTTGATTTAGATTCTAATTTACCTTCGATTTATAGTGAATGATGTCTACATTATTAGAAATTAAAAATTCTTTTCGTCAAGAAGAAAATAACCAAGCGTTTTCGTTATATAACCACAAAGATTATTCTGTTATTATACAAGGACAGAATAATTCTTATGTGACTGTACATAAAATCATCGAATGGAAATTAAACGGTAATATAGAACTAATTACAGACGAAGGTAGTATATTCTATCATGGTTGGGACGAATCTATCGAAATAGTGGAACTTGTCGACATTTGAAAATGAGGTTAATATAATGGACAGAATAGAAGAAATCATCTTAACGAATTTGATTCATAACGAAGAATATATCAGAAAAGTTATTCCGTTTATAGATAAGTCATATTTCAATGATAGATTAGAATCAATTTTAATTACGGAAATTGGTTCTTTTTTCACGAAATATAATAAACCAGTCACTCAACAAATTCTTCAAATCGAAGTTAGAAATAGAAAAGACATTAACGACAAAGAACTAGAACATTTGACCGATAAGATCAATTCGTTATTACCGTCTGATATTAATCAATCTTGGTTAGAATTAGAAACAGAAAAGTTCTGTAAAGATAAAGCTGTTTATAATGCCATCCTTAGATCAATTAAAATCATCGAGGGTAAAGATAATGAATATAAAGAAGATGCTATTCCCACGATTTTATCCGATGCATTAGCGGTTTCTTTTGATTCTAATATCGGTCATGATTATATTACAGACGCAGAAGCCAGATATAACTTTTATCATAACGTTGAAGAAAAGATGCCGTTTGATATTGGTTTATTAAATGAAATTACGGGTGGCGGTTTACCAAAGAAAACATTAAATTGTTTTATGGCTGGTTGCGTTCATCCTGATACACAAATTCTAATCCAAGTAACACATGCATCAACAGAAACATCTTTTACCAAAACTATTCCTATCGGACAAGTCAAAGAATTTACTTTATGTAATCCATATTTTCTAGTAGAAGTAGATTCCCCAGATGGTTGGGTTGAAATCACTAAGTTTGTAGATAAAGGAATGTTCGAAGAATATGTTTTATTTATCGATAATACACCCGTGGTTAGTTGTAACGAAAATCATTTATTTGAAACAGATAAAGGTTGGGAATTCGCTCAAGACTTAAATCGTAAGATGAAAAGTCATAAATTCCTTACTAAAGATGGATATAAACTTGGTAATATTGAATGTTCTGGTAGAAAGATACCTATCGTTGATATCCAAGTAGGACATGAAAATCATCGTTATTATACGAATGATGTTTCGAGTCATAATACGGGTGTGGGAAAATCATTAACTATGTGTCATTTCGCTTCTGCTGCATTATTAGCAAATAAAAATGTACTTTACTTATCAATGGAGATGGCAGAAGAAAAGATTGCTGAACGTATTGATGCCAACTTATTGAATATACCTATCCAAGAATTAAAGACAGTTGGGTATGATATATTCCAAACTAGGATTGAAAAGATCAAGACTAAATCAACTGGTAGATTAATTGTTAAACAATATCCTACTTCTGCAGCTAGTACATCACATTTCAGAGCTTTGCTAGAGGAATTAAAAGGTAAACAACAATTTTCGCCAGATGTCATTTTCGTGGATTATTTGAATATTTGTGCCAGTGCAAGATTGAAGTTTGGTGGTTCGATTAACTCATATACTTATGTTAAGTCTATTGCAGAAGAACTGAGAGGTTTGGCAGTTGAATATGATGTTCCTATTATTACATGTACTCAATCTAATAGATCAGCGAATGTATCATCTGATATGGATATCACTGATGTATCTGAAAGTTTTGGAACATCGCACACATTAGACCTGTTCGTTGGTATTATTTCTACGGAAGAACTAGAACAGATGGGACAGTTGATGTTTATCCAATTAAAGAACCGTTATAATGATATTAACTTTCATAAGCGATTTGTAGTTGGTGTTGATAAAAGTAAAATGCGTTTATTCGATATCGAAAGTCAAGCGGCAACACATTCTTTTATTAATTCAACATCTAAACCATTACCAACTCCTGAACCATTAACTACAAATAAAAAGAAACAATTAGAAGTTTCAGATTTTAAATTCTAATCCGCAGCAACCGCGCAACGTTTACAACTATTTTGATATTATGAAATAATAAATTGTTAATGAAATCAGTTAGTTAGTATAAATCAAGGTGAAATAACAACGAAAGTTTAAAATTTAATTGGAATTATTTTGAAAATATAGTATAATGATCGCAAGTTAGCAGAAAAGCTAATAAATTTTAAATTACTATTTGGAGAGTATCATGGCTACAATTACATTAGATTCATATTTGAGCGTTGCAGTTGCTTTTGCTAAACAAGAAAAAATGAAAGTTTTAACAAACGAACTTTTTTCTAAAGTTAATATATTTTTGGGATTGAAAAAGAATCCTTGTAAATTATGGAAATGGCAACGCGCTGAACGTTTAGGTAGAATGGTTTATAAATTACCTAACATTCAACCAGCGGATTTATCTACTTTTGAAACTTATATTCCTCCAGTAGATGAAGAATTCGATAGTAATATTATTTCGCAGTTGAGAACTTCGTTGGACGTAGATTATTATGAAGTATTATTCACGGATGGTAATCGCGTTAAAATTGATAATGAAGTTTCTGAAAACGTTCTTTATAACCTTTATGAGTTAAAACCAGAACAACGTTTATTAGCACAAGAATATTGTTTAGCTTCTTATGATAACTTAGTTAAGTTCGCAAATATTTAAATCCCTATATTTAAAAACCTCTATATGAATTATCTTATAGAGGTTTCTTTTTGTTTAAATAATAAAAACATTAAACAAAAGGACATATTATGTTAACATTCTTAGAATTTAAAGAACAAATACTTAATGAAGCTAGTGTACTTGCGGATAAGTACGAACATGGTCACAAAGTAATACTAAACCAACAAAATAAAGCGTTTATTACTGCTGGATATAAACAAGGTGATATATTTGAACTTGTGAAAGATGGAACAGTTAAATTTGATAAAGAATTAACTGTTGGTAAATCTACAGAAATCTTGTATATAAAAGATAATAACGGTCTAATTTTAAAATTAATTGGTATATCTACAAGTAACAAAACATTATTTACGCATGCAACAGATAAATTAAATAAATCAGATACAGGAAAATTAACAGAACTAAAAGAAAATGCGTCAATGTATATGATTGAATCTATAGTTGAACATGGAAAAGTTCCAAATCCTGAAGAATTAAAACAACATATAAATGATAATTTATATCGCGATGTATTCTATAATTCTGCATTAAAACACGCGGAATGTTTCCACAAATATTTCCACAATTCTGGTTATATTTATGAAAGACAAAAAAAGAACTTAACCAAAGAATTATATAAAGCTGGTACTAAACTTAGTGGTAAAAAGGATGATAATTGGAATCCAGCGGATATTTGGTTGATTAAAAAGAGCTTCGATATATCTTCATTATACAATGAAGTTGTTAATATAGAAGAACTTAATTCAAATATAGCAACTGCGTATAAAGAAGGTAATGTCGTTCCTATTTCACTTAAACAAATTCCAGATAAAAAAGAAGCTACGTTAGATGTTATTGATCCAGAACATTTATTAAATGCAAAACTAGATTATGATTTTGATTTTGATAAAGTAGATATAAGTAATTCATTCGCAAATGCACTTTGGTTCACAAAACATGGATTTTATATTAGATTTATGTATAAAGGTTCATCTACAAGTACCAATGTTTATATTGAAGGTAGTATGAAAACTGCAGCATCACAGTTAGGAGCAATTTCTCCAGATGATTATCAAAAATTAATCAAAAAATATACTGGCGAAACTATAAAAAATAAATTTACAACTCAAGATTTACCAAATCTGAATAATTACATAAAAAAACTACATGATATTTCATTAATAATTCCAAGACTTGGTAACGTTATTACAAATTTCAAAGAAGTTGAAGATAAAGTAAATAATTCTACGGAATTCGAACAAATTCGGTTTATGGGGTTAGTTGAACAACTTTATCCATTAGCTATTTTAAGCAAAGATAAACAAAAATTTAATGAAGTCATGAAACATTGTTACTTCTTAGCAAAAAAGATTACAGAAACATCATCAATGTATGTAATTTTACACGAAAAATAAAAGGTATTAAATATGACAACACAATTTAAAAGTGTACACCAAATCTTACAAGAAGGTGGAAATGTGAAGATTGGTGACATCGAAGCTGACCGCATCGACCTTACAATCCACGACAGAGATAAAGTAGTTCCTGTGCTAGACACAGCACTACAAGAAATCAGTAAAGCATTTAAAAAAATGAATGGTTTATCTCTTTGGGAACCAAAAACCCTTAAATCAAAAGAATTCCTCTCTGGTTCTGCTTTCCATTTCTTCAACATGAAAGAAATCGATACACACCTATTCACTACTAAGAAACCAACAGTCGGTGATATCGATACAATGGTCGACGTTTCTTTAACACCAATGGTAGAAAAGTTTTTAATCGAATCAGTTGGTAAAACTTTTGGTGATTTAACTTTAGTTGGACATAAAAACTCATCTGGACAATTTATCTCTTTATGGTATTCTAAAACTTTTGATATCAACATTCAAATTGACCTAGAGATGCTTGATTACCATGAAGGTAAACCTTCTAATTGGGCTAAATTTAGTCACTCGTCACATTGGGACGATATGCAAGAAGGCATTAAAGGTGTAGCACACAAATTTTTAATCCAATCTTTAGCAGCAGATAAAAAAGAACCTATTATTACTATTAAGAAACCTACAATGGGAAAATCTGGTAAATTAGGTAAACCAGGTCAACCAACTGAAACAGATAAAACTAAACTTGCTTTCTCAGTACAAAAAGGTTTACGAGTAAGATTTCATCCTAGATTTGGACCCGATGGTAAAATTGAAATGATGAATGGTAAACCCGTTTATGACGAAGAAGATTCTAAAGAATCAGTTTATACTACAGAATTAGAAAATATCTTTAGTATTTACTTTGAAAGAGAACCTAAACCAGAAGAAGTCAAACTAATGTCTTCTTTCGTTGGTACAGTTTCACTCGTTAAAAAATATAAATCACATCAACAAATCAAAGATATCGTCGATGACTTCGCAGAAAGATTCTTTGGTGAAACTGCTCAACAAATCGTTAAGGATAGCGGAGCAAAAGATTTAAATGAAAAGTTACCTGGGATTCTTTATATCTGTGATAAGTTAGGACTTGACGCTAAACAATACAGAGAAGGTATTATTAAAGATTATTATATGGGTCGTCCTTAATGTTAACATTTAAAGAATTTAGACAAAAACTTAATGAAGATGTTTCAGTAACATCAAGAGAATCCATTATTCATTTACAATCAATGAAGGATATTGAGTTTATCCAATTCATGAGATCAGTAAAAAAGGATCTAAAAGGCATCCTTAAAAATTTACCAGTGTCTACCAAAGTGGACGGGTCGGGTTATAGGGCAGGGAAAGATACTAATGGACGTATTTTCGTTGAAACATCTAGATCTGGACCAATCTTTGATTCTGGAGCTTTTACCGCTTTTAATAAAAATAAAGGTGTTACTGATCCAATCGTCTTAGAAAGATCCGCACATTACGATGATATCCTAGAAGCATTCAAAACAAGTAAATTAGCGAAGTCTTTACCTAACGACACAAAAGTTGTTTTAGAAGTCCTTTATAATCCAATGGCAGAAGAAGGTTCAGATTGGCTAAAGTTCGTTTCTATCAAATACGATAAAAATAAACTTGGTTCTTTAATGACAGTTGTCCCGTTAAAAGTATTAGTATCATCAACTGGTGAACAACATCCAGACGAAGATGACATTTTAGATTCACTTTATAAATTATCTTCAAGTGAAATTAAAATCGTTAATCCTACTTTAAACATGAAAGAAATCGATATCAACGGTTTCATTTCTCCGTTAGATTCTATTACAGATAAAACAATTGAAATCTTGAATAGCAGAAAACAAATTGATAAACCAGAAAAGTTAGCTATTAAATCAATGTTACAAAAAGTTAAAAATGAACTCGCTGAGTTTATTATTAACCATGATGCGATTGAAGGTAAAGACATTCTAGGCAAATCATTTGAAGGTATTGTATTAAAATTACAAGGTAAATTGGTTAAGATTACAACAACTGAATTCAAGGAAAGATATAATGTCTAAAACATTAGTTTGTTCATTTGGTAGGGCAAACCCACCACATCAAGGACATATTACGTTAGTCGATGAAGTCGTTAAGGTAGCAAAGGAACACCATGGAGACGCTGCGGTTTTTCTCAGCAAAACAAATGACAAAAAAAATCCATTGCCTTATGACGTTAAAGTAAAATTGATGAATAAATGGTCTAAGGGTGTAGTCAAGATCGATAATGAAAATAAAGTAAAACAACCAGGTAATATGTTACATTACGCTAACGAACATGGTTATACTGATATCATTATCTTATGTGGCTCGGATAGATACGCAGAATATTCTAAATCATTACCTGAATTCGCGGAGAGTAGGGATTATTTTAACTTTAATTCTGTTACTGTTCAAGCGTTAAAACGTAATCCAGATGCAGAAGAAGGTAACGTATCAGGTATGTCAGGAACATTAATGAGAAAATATGTTACTGATGACAACTTCGATTCATTTAGAAAAGCATTACCAACACAATGCTCTGATAGCGAAGCAAAAGAAATTTGGGATTTAGCAAAGGAAGTATTGGTTAAACCCTCTAAAAAGAAAATTAAAGAAGGATATGGAATGACATTAACTTACGAAGATTTTAGACAATCTGTATTGGAATCTGTTTTATATGAAAATTCTGGTACTGTGTCTAGAGCAACATATTCTGCATTAAAAAATCGTGATATTGAACGAAAAAACGAAGGTGGTGAATATGAGGTTTATGATATTTTAAAAAGTGGGAAAATGAGTAATCAACCTGCTAAAGAAATCAATAAACAAACTGTTTTTACTTTAGAAAAAGCGCAAGCGTTCGCAGATAGAATCATGAAATTAAATCCAGGTAAAGTAATGGTAGTTCTCCCTGTAAAATGGAGACTAGATATGGATGCTACAAATGCAGTAATTGAATTAGCGAAATCAAACGCTAAATAAACAACATTAAAAAGAACCCATGAAAGAATAACTCTTTCGTGGGTTCTTTGTCTTTAATCAAAATAAACCTGAATAATATATACAACTATTCAATTAATGACGTTCTCGCTATATAAACCGTGGTTCTCGCTGTCTAAATCATTTTCGTTAATGTTTATTTGGACAAATAAATAAAAACCAGGTAAACAACATAAAAATAAATATTACTATGGAAAACTTTACTTTGCAGTGTCGCAGTGGTATAATAACCAAGTGGTGGCTGAAGTAGGGATAGAGCTTGTTGATAATATATTAAGTTGTATTTTGTCGATCTCATGAAACCTTATCTAAAATGCTTTCTCTATAACGAAAATAAACTTGGACAATATACAACTATTCGATTATAATGAATCGAACTTAGAAAGAAATCATAATAACATGTTTAAATTTAAAACAATAAACTATAGGATTTTATATTATGGAATTAACATTAACAAATTATTTAGGTGTTGCTTTATTTCTTGCAAAACTAGAATCATTCGACGTGATAACAAAAGAAATTTTCGATAAAACAAAAACGTTATTCGAAGATAAAGAACCATCTAAATTATGGAAATGGCAACGAGATAATAGGTTAGCAAGAAAACAATATAAATTACCTGATGTATTGCCAATAAATACTTCTGAAATTAGCAAAGAAGAAAAATCAGAATATGAAATTGAAACAATCATCGCGCAATTTAGAACATCATTAGATCTTTTAGATTATAAGATTTCATTCATAGATGGAACTAAAATCCATATTTCACATGATTTAATTAATACTGCTTTAGATAAATTATTAGAATTGAAACCAACGGAAAGATTATTAGCTCAATCATTTTGTTTGGAATCCTTAAACAACCTCATGTCATTTATCGATTACAAATAATATGAATAAAGAACATAAGACTAATAAACTTCGTATACCTGAATTCATTAATGAAATTCTTCAACTTCAATGCATGAAAACAGAACAATTCAAAGAATACGGTTGTTTAGTTTATCATTTTGAGTTGGCTAACGGTAAAATCCGTAGAAAAGTTAATGATAAATATTATCCGTTTGATAATACAGGAACACGTATCGATAAAATTAAGTCGGTAGAACACTTTTTAAAACTTCAGGAAGGCGAAGTCTTCACTGTTTTGGATAAATCAATCGATTTTAGATATTACAATGTTGATAAATAAATAGGTTTAGGCATTAATCAATACAAAGTAACTGGTGATTATAATGGACAAACAATTTACAAGAAAAGAAATAAAAGCAAATATCCAAAGATTAAGACGTAGTATTATCTCAAGAAAAATCAAAAAGTCTGAAATTCATTATCAAGTTTATGATTTACAACCGATTCGAACGAAAACGATGGCGGTGAATTTGCTAGATGCCAGTTGTTTAAATTGGTAGAAGAATT